GAGCCCAACAGCGCAGTGTCCTATGGCGGTGCGGTACGCCGCAAAGCCAACGGGGTGCTGGTGTTTGCCGCTGATAACACGTTGGGCAATGGCGATGACTCAGGTCGGTACGCTGGTACACGCACCATGAACAGCGCCTTGATTGACCGCTTTGCCCGTGTCGTTCACTTTGAGTATCTGCCCATGAGACAAGAAGTCGAGGCAGTGGTGCGTCACACGGGTTGCACTGAAGACGTGGCAAAGCACGTGCTTAAGGCGATCCATGTCGCCCGATCCAAGGTGACCACAGGCGATATCGTGGATGCCCCATCGATCCGATCTGTGATCGGTTTCATTCGGGCACTGTCGATGCTATCAGTTGAAGAGGCGTGGAAGTCTGCTGTAGTCAGCCGCCAACCCGCTGAATCCCATGCCGCATTGGCGAGCGTTTATGCCGCTTGCATCAGCGCCACTTACATCCATGACCACAGTTAATAGGAGCGTTTAAACATGAAAGCACATTACAAAGGCTATGAAGTACGGGCGGGGGTCACTTCCCTTTGCCACAAGGTCTGCACTTACCTCAAATTGAGACCAGTTGCCCTCTATTGGTCGGATGGAATTCAAACCGCTTGTATCAACGGGCGTGGCGTAATTCATGTGGCTGACATTGCTGATGATGCAGTGGTATCCCGTGCAGTGTTTGAGGATTACTGCGGTTATGTGGTGCATGAACTGTTGCACCGCAAATACACTGACTTCAGTGTGCGTGGCGATACGCCTTACCTTGCCAAGCTTCACAATGCGGTTGAAGATGTATGGATTGAGCGCACCGCCATCAAAATCAAATTGGTGGGCAACATTGAATCCCTGCTCGCCAACGTGATCAACAACATGATTGACAAGGCTTTTGAGGCCAAGATCGATTGGGCTAACACCTTGCAGTATCCCTTTGTCTTTGCCGCTTATGGTCGCCGCTACGCTAAACGTGTGCCGCTCGCAACAGGCTTGCAGTCGATTTTTTACAAGGCATCGCTGATGATTGATGACTGCTCATCCAGCACCGATACATTGGCAGTCGCCAAGTGGATCATGGATCAGCTTCAACACTTGGATGATGACCAGCAAGGTGACCAAGGCGATGGGTCTGAGACCGATCAGGATGGTCAGCAAGAGGGGGAAAATGGCGAGGGTGAGGGTCAGGGTCGGGGCGAGGGTGAGAGCGCCTCAGATGGCGAGGGCGAGGGCGATGGAGAGGGTAAGGGCGAGGGTAAGGGCGGCGATCCAATTGATGGCGATGGCGTGGGCAAAGCCACTGCGCCTGATGAGCGCTCCGATCCTGTCGAGGTCGAGCCTACCAACCAAGCCCCCGAAGATACAGGCGGGTCAGGCGGGTACTGCGAGGATGCAGGGCTGACTGAGGCGACTAACCACGCCGACATGAAGAACCGCCCCGATGGTCGATTCACTATCCTGCCCACTGTCCCCGCCAAGTTACGCTATGAGGTCAAGCGCTTGTTTGAAAACTCAGGCTTGTCTGAATTCCAACGCAACCGCAAGGCAGGGTCAATCAATGTCCACGCCTTACCCAACGTGGCGATGGGCGGTGAGCGCTTGTTTAAACGTAGACAAGAGACAGAGGGCATCGACAGCGCAGTGGTTGTTGCACTGGATATTTCAGGGTCTATGTTCAGGGATTATGGCAACCCCGATGCACAGCGCATGACTGCCGCCATTCAGACCACTGCCGCCTTGCTGGACACGCTGACCCGTGCTGGTGTAGCTACTTGTGTGCTGACCTTTGGCGATAGCACCGCCGTGCTGAAACCTTTCGACATGAATCACAAAAAGGTTAATGACTTGCTGGTGCGTATCGATGCAGGTGGCGGGTCGAATGATTACTTTGCAATTCGCTACGGGCATGGTCTGCTGATGCAAAGGCATGAAGAACGCAAGGTGATGTTCGTCATCACCGATGGCGATGGCGACAAAGCCGCCGCCAAGCACCAAGCGCAAGTGGGTGAGCGCCTTGGAATCACAACCATTGGGGTTGGTATCCAGTACAACGTGAGCGATGTTTACTCAAACAACGTGCACGTTTCAACCATCGCAGATCTTGGATCTGCATCATTCAAGCAAATTAAACTAGCCGCATAAAGGAGAATTGAAATGACTGCATATCAATTGTATGAAGCCTTGGACAAGGCGGGTATTGACTTTGAGATTGTCGAAATTGAAGATGGCTTACGGGTGATATCGGTTTTGGTTGACGAAGATGAGGAGTTGACAGATGAAAACGTTTAAGGCAACCGCTTGCTACTACACATACTGCACTGTAGAGTTTCAAGCAGAAGACCACGATCAAGCTTACGACATTGCAAAGGAAATGGATGGCGGAAGCTTTACGAACACCGACAAGGGTGATTGGAGAATCATTGATGTAGAGGAGATAGAAGAATGAACATGACCGATGATGATATGGACAGGGTTGATGACCTGCATGATGACATTGATGATCTGCTCGAAGGCGAAGACTTCAGTGTCTGTTTACACACACTATGCGCAACCATTGCAGGTGCTGGTGTAAATGTTTCTAGGATGACTGCTGAGCGCAGGGCATTAAAGCAAGAGTTTATGGCGAGTGTGCATGAATGCATATCTTCATGGTATGACTTCTATGCAGACACTACAGACAGGGAAGATAAATGATGGAAGAACAATCAGCACCAAAAGAACTATCAATGTTCTACGAGGGGTTAGTCGAGATGGTTAGCCATACCGAACTAAACGCACAGGCGGCAATGGCAGTACTTACCAAGGTGCTGGTTTTGCTTGCCATGTCAACAGGCACAAAGAAGCAAGACTTTTTCAACCGCCTTGACCACGTATGGGAATACGAAAACTTTTTTCAACCTGATTCAGATGAGGTGCATTGATGGATGCTTTAGAAACTATACGCATGTTACGTAGTAATGGACTTGAGCCGATTCTTATTGAAGTCGGATCACGACGAGTTGAATTTAGGTTGGGTTTAAACATTGATGACGACGACAAGCGTGAATACTGGTCGGAGCATTTGAGTTACTCCAACTTGGATGTTGTTGTTGATCATGAGAAACATTTAATAATGTTTAACGATTTGCCCGTTGATGAAAAAGCTTTTGAGGAAATTGTAGGGGGCTGATTAGTATGCATATGGCATATGTGTTTGCATTCCCTGCCCCCGCAAGATTAAGGGGGGATGCAAGGTTTCAAACAATCAACCGCAGATTGAATATGCTGAGGCGGTGACGGCGGGAGAGACCGCACATAACTTTAACTTTTGGGAGAAACAACATGGCTCAATTAGTTCAGAACAATGAGGGTGAATGGGTATTGCGTATTGAATGGGGTATTGAAGATGTTCGCTCATGCCTTGAGCATGAAGATGAGCAGAAATTGAACGATGATGATTGCGTGAGAATCCTGCTTCTTTGCAGTCAAATACATGATGCAAATATTGGCATGAGTTGGGAGGTAATTCAGTCTGCGGCTTTTTATTACATGGCTCAAAAGGAAGCGGGGACTGCATGAGGGTTGTCAAAGTACTTGATGCCCACTGCCCTAAGTTTTATGCTGAAATATTGCCTTGGAAATGCGTAGTTGTGGTCGCTGATCAATCCTACGTGCCCAAGGGCGAGCGATACATCACATATGACAATGGATCATGGACTGTTTACGCCAAGTCACGGGTACATATGTCTGTGCCAAGGTATGCTGGTAGGTATGACAATGTTTTATCTGCTGTGCATAAAGCTCGGCTTGTTTAAACAGGCTTGCAGCAAGCTCATCTGGTGAGCTGCTGCGGAGCGTTTAAATAGGGGGATAAGATTTCTTATCCCCCTTTTCTTTTGCCTAAAAATTATCTAGGTTTTCCTCATACGTGCCGCTCACCTTGTTGTAAAGCAGGGTCGTTTCCCCTTGTGTCCCCACCCATCTATATCGACATTTCCATACTGCGATTTCAACGACATTGCGCTCACCCCTGTGGACTGTGATGCCGCAGTCGGTCTTTGCCCACCAAGCCATTGACCCGCTGATCGACATACCATCGGGGCGTGGCTGATCTACACCTGATCGGTTGATCTTTGATGGATGGGCAACGAACCATGTATGTACGTCAAAGGCTTTGCAGAACTTCTGTACCTTGGTCAGCATATTACTGATCGCTTCTGTCTCTGTGCTATTGGACTTGTTTAAATCAATGTAGTTGTATGGGTCAATGACCAAGCCACGTACACCCATGCGTTTAACCGCAACCTTTGCCCGTTCAAGTATCGACTCAAGGGTGCTAGGTTCTTCCCCGTTTGTGTCGATGAATATGAAGTGTTCCTGTACGAATTTAAACGCATCTTCCTTCTCTGCGTCAGTCATCCTATGTTGCCCGTCAAAAAACTTTTTCTTGGTGTAGATCTCCATCAATCGACTGATGTGTATCTCAGGCTGATTCTCAAACGAGCAGACCGCAAACTTCCAGTCAAATTTAGCCGCCAAGTTAACCATAACCTGATCGACAAAGTTGGACTTACCCGAACTGGGGTAGCCCGTCACCACAGTCATCTGCGCAGGCGCAATCGTGTAAACGTCATCAATGGAGGGGTAGCCCGTGCTGAACCCCTTGCCAGAACCCTTCGCCCAGAGATCGTTTAAACGATCAAAGTATGCGCTCGGGTCGGTGAGTCCGCTGATCGGGTACGGCTGTGCGTCGTCAATGATCTTCTGTATACGCCTAGAAGGGTGGTCGTCTAGCGTCGGGTCATCGTCCGTGAGGACTTCGTTTAAATCTTTCTTGGCAAATTTAGCCAATCTGCATTTGTCTTTTCCTATACGCCTCGCCAACTCTTCTGCCAATGCTTGGCCTGCGGGGTCTTGATCTGTGGCTAAAACAATGTACGGTGCTTTTTCTAAAACTTCCCGTGCGTTCCATACAAAGGCGAACTTCTTATCCTCTGACGGGAGCACCTTTCCGTCCGCAACTTTGACAGGAGCCCCGGAAGGAACTGAAACCACATTGTTTAAACCTGCCTCGACTGCGGACAGGACGTCCATCTCTCCCTCAACAATGATGATGGGTGCGCCAGCTTGGACTTGGTCGATACCAAAGAAGTCATGAGCCCCGCCCATATCTTGGGTGAAGTCCTTTGCATCGATTGATCTGTACTTGGTGGCAATCAGTGCACCGTCTCTGTAGTAGGGGAAACCCACCGCAGATGTGACCTTGCCTATCTTGTTGAAGTATTTGTCAGCAGAGAACAGTTTAAACTTATCTGCGGTTTGTTGAGAGATGCCCCGCGACATGAGCCAGTCGTAGTGCGCTTGATTTAGTGGTTGGTTGATGACCGTTTTAGATGGGACGGCAGACAATTTAAATTCCTTTTTTTCTGGTTGCACAGAGCCGTTTACATAACAGTGATGGCAGTGATAGACCACAGCCCCGTCAGCTTTACGGGTCAGGGTCATGTCTTTACTGTTTGACTTTCTGCGCTCTGATGAACAGAAAGGACAAGGTACTCGGGTAGATTCGTTGAAGTATGTTGACTCAACTAACTCTGCAATCATTTCATGCTGCCGTCAGAGTTGCGTTTATACGAACGATTTTTAGCCGCTGGCACGGCCTTTAAATTACTGCGTGTAGTTGTCCCGCCTTTACTCAGAGGGGTCTTGTGGTCAACATCCTTGCCGTCACCCTTGTGAACAACACCTTCACGCTCCATTATTCGACGGGCTTTATTTCTCTGCGCCCGTTTCTTTTTAACTTCAGGAGTGCCGTCGTAGTTGGCGTATTCTTTTTTATAGTCCCGTGGCATCTTTGCTCCTTTGATCAATCATTGCATCTGCGCATCTGTATGCATCTGCGCTAAGCAGGTAGACATTAAACCTTTCGGATTTATCTGCAAGCATCCCCGCTAAAGCAAACGCGGCAAACAAGTCGCGCATAGTCATGTTGTTTAAATCAGTTTCCAAGATTAATCCTTTTAAAACGTTGTGTATTCAGAAGAACGCATGGCTCAATGTCTTGCCAATCGTTTCTATCTGTCCTACCCCTGACAAGAACGTCATCGGGCACAAATTCTGTGAAGCTTGAACGATACAGCCCATCAAGCGTTTTTACAATTAGCACAAAGGGTAACAAGCTGGCATTGCAAAGTTGCTTTGCCGCAGACCATTTGCCTATACTCATCAAATAGCCTCCCATCTTGTCTATGTCTGCCATTAAATAATTGCGTGTTTTAAGCTCGGCGTAAGCTACTGCCTTGTCCCCCCTTGTGATAACAAAATCCAAGTGATAGCGAATTGGTAGCTTGACAAACTTGCAGTCCCACTTGAAACCTAGCATCGTTGCAATGCTTGCCTCATTATCTAGATCTGCGGTGGTTTCGTATAGGGGTCTCAAGCTAAGTCCAGCTTGCCTTGGTCGGGCTGGACAGCCGTCTCAACCCCGTTGCCCTCTGATAAGTATTTGACTAAGTCATCCTGCGATGCGACCCTGACCGTCAACTCTTGCGAGGCTACATGATTCAAGGCCTGCGCTCTTGTGTTAGCACGTACAAGACGTACGCCCCTGTTACTTGCTATTAGATATATTCTCACCGTCACTCCTTTAAAACATTGATGCGGATAGTTCTATCTCCCGCAGTCTCTTTTGTTCTTTTGCTTTTGCTTTTTCCTGCCGCCTGACAACCGCAGAACATCCCTTACAAATTGGCTTGCCTAAAGTGAACTCACTCAAGGTTAGTTCTCTGTAGTTACCGCACAAAGGAAGCTTGCTTTCTTCCTTCAGTAGGTGCACAAACACAATCGACTTAACCCCACTGATGCATGCTCCAGTCCTGTAATAACCGTACACCGTCACCCCCTTACAAATCTTTTTATAAAATCAGAAGCACCTTTACTCCTGTACCAAACATTCTTACCTACGACCCGCCACCTATGGCTTATCAAAGTAAAAACAAACTTCTCCTCCACTATCACCGACCCGCCGCTGTTGTCCAGTGAAAACTGGACTCCAGACTCAACCAACACCTTGAGAGTCTTCAGCCTCTTGATTTCTCTGACATAAGGATCGCTGTAAACATCCTTGTGATAGCACAGCTCGCCCAGCTTTTCCGACTCAATCTCGTTTAACTTTATCAACTCGTCAATGTTTCGTATCGTCAGCACCTCGTCCTCCCGTCAGTGTTTGCGTTGTTCGTCACAACCTCGTCTCTTTCTTTTATTGCTCTTTGGTGATTGTTGGAGCAAAGCACAGCCTATCCGTGGTCAAAACCAAAGATCGCTCTGTGCTTCGATGTACTGCTCTTCGGAGCCATGTCATCGCAATCGCACTACCTCAGACTATTTTCACCACCACGCTCTAAGGATTCGCCCACGTTTCCCGCTTTGGCTTGCTCGTGTAACGGGATTAAAAATAAACATTACCACCGACGGAACCGCATAATGTTTAGTGTCGTAGCAGGGACAATAAAAAAGCCACTTACAACTGCCCCGTCGTAGTTCCCCATAACGGGGCGAGGCATGTGTAAATGGCTTCAATACTGTTGACTACGACGACAACAGAACAAACTCTATCACAGTATTTCAATGTGTGTCAATAGGGTTCGATAAATATTTGTTGGTGGCTCCCATAAGGCAGGGTGTGGGCGCAAATCAACAACGAAAAAACCCAACGGAGCCAAACCGTTTCCACCAACACGGCTGGGGACTGCTTCCGTCAGGTAGTCCTCATCGGTACGGCTGACGTTCCGCCCGAATTTGGGTCAATCCCCATGCGTCTTGATGCTGAATGTAGTATACTAGACGGGACAAGCAGTTGTCACTCCACTCCTTTAGCCCGCCTTTGTGCGGGCTTTTTTTCTGTGTAAACAGGTGGTATCTGCTCAATAATCATTTCTGCCCGGGGCTTCTCCTTATCCAGCCTCCAAAACACATGCCGCTCCTTCACCTGACGGTCGTTTAAATACACCAACCCTTGCAGCAGATCCAAGATCAAAGACTCGTCTAGGTCTGGTCTGCGGCTGGCGTAATAGATCCATATCGTCATTCTTATATCCCCAGACATCAGCTTGCCCAGAGGAGGGCATTGCTGTTTAAACGCATCCGAGTAGTCCAACGCCTTCTGCGATTTGATCAGTCTGGACATGTTGCCGAACTTCACAACCCGCCTTGAATTAGCCTTACTTGCAGGCTCCCCAAAAATAATTAAAGATAGTGCTTGCAATTCATCCATACAAGCACTATTATCTTGTCCTGTGTCCATACAAACCTTTTGGAGTGATGATGAAGATAACGAATAAACAGAATTTACCCCCGCCAGTTGTAGCTTTGTTGACTCGCAACTTCTATACAAAAGGCGCGTCCCAGTATAGCGTAACTGAGCTTATGTCGCCACCAAAAATTAGAAGGTTGCGAGAACAGTATGATGATCAGATAGAGATTGACGTTACCTCTATGCTCGCATCGCAGTTTGGGACATTCATGCATGGCAAGCTGGAAGACAAAAAGATTGAGGGTTACATCAACGAGGAGCGCCTGTATGTGGACGTAGATGGCATCACCATCAGTGGGCAGATCGACTTGCAAAAGGATGACCCCGACGGCGTAGAGATCGTGGACTATAAGTTCGTCAAGGCTTGGTCGGTAATGATGAACAAGTCTGACTGGGAGATCCAGCTTAACGTTTACAAGTGGCTAGTCGAGACTTCCAAGCGAAAGCCCGTCAAGCGGTTGCAGATCTGCGCTTTCATTAAGGACTATAGCCAGCACGAGACCAAAGAGAACTACCCCGAAGCAGAGGCTGTGATGATTGATGTCCCATTATGGGACTCGGTCAAGACAGAGACATATGTGCGCACCCGATTGGAGATGCACAGGGAAGCCAAGATGGCACATGATTTTGGTGAGGAGTTACAACCCTGCACCGATGAAGAAAGGTGGGCAAAAGAAACCACTTATGCAGTGAAGAGGGAGGGTCGCAAGACTGCGATTCGTGTGTTTAAAACTATAGAGGAGGCCACGGAGTTAGCCGAGAAGGAGAAAGGCTATGTCGAAACAAGAAAAGGTGAGTACACCCGATGCGCAGGAAACTACTGCGGTGTCGCCGAATGGTGCAGTCAGTACCAAGAGGAAGTTAAGCATACCCAAGAAGGGTAAGTATTTGGTGATCAACTCACATTGTGGGGTTTATTTGTGTCTGTTGCTGTTTAGACAGTCAAGCTATAACAGCACATCGACCAAGCCCCACACATACGTTGTTAAGCCTTGGGAATCTGACAAGGGGTTCTTTACAAAGACCATGAGGTTTTACATAGAGAACAGTCGGGCTCATGAGTTTGACGATTTCAAAGAGGCAGGAGTTTTTTATAAAGGATTGTTATGAATACGCAAGAGCTTTTGAAGATTAACGTAAACGACAGAACAGAAAAGAAAAACGGCATGACGTACTTGTCATGGGCGTATGCATGGACTGAGGTATTGAAGGCTGACCCAGCCGCCACGTGGAAGGTAGAACTGTGGTCTGACGGCACAGGTGTAGGTCAGACGGTGCTGATGAGTTTTGGCGATTCAGCGATGGTGTGGGTGACTACAACCATCTTTGGTAAAGCCATCACCTGCCAGCTTCCTGTGCTGGACTACCGCAACAAGCCTATCCCCCATCCCAACGCAATGGATATCAACACAGCAATCATGCGGTGTTTGGTTAAGTCGATTGCTATGCAGGGACTTGCTTTGTACATCTATGCTGGAGACGATCTTCCCCTTGAGGATGCAACAGCAACTATGACCGTAACAACAGAGACTGCGGCAGTTGATGTACAGATCTCAGCGCCTAAAACCATTCCCGCACTTAAGGATGCTGAGAACAACGCAGAACTATTTGCCGCAGGAATGATTGAACTTCTGAGCATCAACACAGATGTCAAAGGTTTAAACAGTTACTGGAAAGCCAATCAGGTTCAGCTTGATGGGTTAAAAGTAAGTCATCCTGAGCTATACGCACAGGTTCGTAACGCATTTGCCGAGAAGAAAAAGGCATTGCAACAAGAGGAGAAAGTAAATGAGTGATGCATTTAAACCCCGTCCCGACAGCGGCAACCTACACGCTGTTCAGTCCAAAACCAACCCCTTGGGCAAGGATTACTTTGGCGAGCTTGCCATCAACCTCAGGGACATGACCAATGTTCGCACTGAGGATGGCATGACCATCATTCGCCTAAGTGGGTGGAAGAAGGTCAGCAAGAGCGGCAAAACATACTTGTCGTTGGCGGTTGATCGTTACATCCCCAAGCCAAAGGATGCGCCAGCCTCTAAGCCTGCGCCGCAGAACGACTTCCCTGATGACGATATACCGTTTTAAGGAGGTAGCATCTTATGGCTCTTCAATTTGAGGCAAGAAAGGTGTCATTGAAGCAGGACAGGACGGGTTACGTCCTGACCCTTGCTCTACACCCTGACGAGATACCAGTAGAGCTTCTACGGGACTTTGTAGGGGCTAGGTATGGATGTGCGTTGGTGAGGATTCAAGATGATGAATCACCTACGCAGTATTCAAACCGTGTTCAACAGGCTGGCATGTTGTGCAGGCGCGAAGATTTCCAAGACTTTCTTGGCGTGGTCGGCGAAGATGATGCTGCCGCCGAACTTTGTGAGCGGTGCGGAATATCGTCCCGCTCAGAGCTTAACGGCAATGAAGATGCGCAGATGGCTTTTGATTCGTTAGTGTTGGAATTTAAGTTAGGAGGGAGTAATGACCCATTTTAAACAGTACAAGCCTTTCATGGCGTACTTGGAGCCGACGGAGATCGACAAGCTAAAGAAGTTTGCTAAGCAAATAAAGTTGCCTATGGCTCAAATCGTCAGGGAGGCAATCTCCCAGCGAATGGCTAATGGTGATCCGTATCAATCAGGGTTTAACGCTGGCGTGGACAAGTCCATCGACACGGTAAACAACATGAAGCCTGCGCAGTTTAGGTTTCCGTCAGGCAAGTCATTTGCAGAAATGATTGATGACGAGTTAAACAAACTCAAGCGCAGGGAGAAGAAAAACAAGGAGGTCGCCGATGTTGAAGGTGGGAATATCACGGAACCAGTGTAGAGGTTGCGGCCTTTACTTCAACAGTAATTCTGCGTTTGAGGATCACCGCACAGGAACATTTGGCGTTGACCGCAGATGCAGGACACCCGAAGAAATGCAGGCCCGGAACTATCGTTTAAACAAGGATGGTTACTGGGCTGGCGAACCAAGGGAGGATAAGCAGTGAAGACAATCATTCACGTAAACCAGCACGTTGTTAAAGCCAACGCAAAAAATGGTACGAACGACCCCGTGCTGACAGTTAAGGACTATAAAAGCAACAGATACGCCCATTTTGTGAACATTAATGGCGCGAGTCGCGTTGTGTACAGCCCCAACAAGCCGCTGTCATGTGGTGCGAAGGTATGGATTGAAACTCAAGCAGAAGTGGAGGTAATGTGATGTTAGAAGCAATAACAAGTATTCTTTTTATGGCAACGCTGTTGGCGCTTGGCGCTATTCTGTTTATCTTTGTATGCGCCATGATTGGTTGGGCGATATTCACTATGCAGAACGAGGTTGACAATGACTGAATCAAGATACATAGACCCCGAGGACGAAGCATTCAACGAAATTGAGCGCAGAAGTGTGGCTAAGAAAGAAGCTGTGAGAGCGGTAATGCTTAGAGCAGAAGAAGACGATGACATTCAAGATTACAAGAAGCCGTGGGTAGGGCTGACGGATGATGAAATCGCTGAGTGCTTTAAGGTGACACCTGACCTATATTTGACTTGGCATATTTACAAACGCATCGAAGCCAAACTCAAGGAGAAGAACACATGAATGAAACACCTTCAGCATTTCCGTGGACACATGGCGACTGGACTTGCACTGGCATGACTTTGCGGGACTACTTTGCGGCAAAGGCTATGTTAAGAACAAGCGTGGGTTCATCCTACGAACAGCTTGCAAAGACGGCTTACGAAATTGCAGACGCAATGATAAAAGCGAGGGAAGCATGACATTCAGAGAGACAACAATCAAATACATCAAGGACGTTCTTAGGCCAAGGACTATCTACGAGGTTATTGACAAGGAACTACAAGAAGCGCACCTACGCAAGCTAGAAGCCGAGACTGCCGCTGAGTACGCAGATGCCGCTATCAAGTACAACAGTCGCCGAATCGAAAGGTTGAAGCAACGCTTATTTGAACACGCGGAGGAAGACATATGACCCCACTACAAAACAAAACACCGGAGGAGCGTAGAGCAAGCGCCGCTAAAGGTGTTGCCACAAGACAGAAGAATAAGCGGGAGCGTGAAGCCCAAAGACTTTTAGATATTGAACGGCGAGACAGCTTGAAGTGCGAGATCAAAGAACTGGAATTAAAACGTAGGGTTTTGGAACGGCATGAGTTGAGCGACAAAATTGCTTTGACATTGACAAGCAAAGTTTTGTTGAGTGAAGCTGAGATTGTCAGTGCGGCTAACCCTTATGAGTTAGCAACAGGCGTTTACTTTTTGATTGGTGGTGACAAGGTTGTTTATGTTGGGCAGTCAGTCAATGTGTACACAAGGATTTCTGAGCATCATGACAAACTATTTGATAGCTTTGCGTTTATACCTTGTGAGAGGGAAATGCTTAACAGTCTTGAGTCTTTGTACATCCACGTACTACGGCCTCCACTTAACGGCGATCAGCATGGTGGGAAACAAGCGCCGCTATCTCTTAACAAACTCATGAGGATATTCGCATGATTGATCGACTCATTCTTAGTGCTGTACTGGGTACAGTGGGGTTCAACGGACTCTTTCCCGACCCACCACCGCCATTGACGTTGAAACAAAAGGCAAAAGAGAGATCTATCAGCGCCATGTGCGACAGGAAGCCAAAGACCAAGGCGGGTAGAGATTTGTGTAAACGATGGGAGAAACATAATGGATGAAGGAATTCAAAAAGCATGGAATTTAATGTCTATGCACAACAGCGAGTTATTGTTGGAAAACGAGCAGTTAAAAAAAGAGCTTATGCGTAAGAGCTTGTGGTACGCAATTAAAAGGGCGATAAATATTTGGAGAGGTAGAGAATGATTGAACGCATACGCACATTCTTTGGCAGGGTGATGGGCTTGCACGAAAAGAAGAGAACCATCGTTGAGGTTGGTACGGCTTGGGCTTGCACCAAATGCAGACTGGTATTTTTAACAAAGAGAGAAGGAGACAAGCATGCGTGTGCGGAGATCTACGGGGACGGTCTTTGATTGGCGAGGGCCAAGTGCCTTTACCCTAGACAATAAGATGAAACAAATAGCAAGCGGGGTTAGGGCTGGACAGCTTGCAAGCCAACGAGCCGCAGATAAGATAAACGAAAAGAAGCAAGTGCTTGTTTACAGTAAGGGGAAAGAAAGTGCCAAGACCTAAAAGCGAACTGACCAAGTCAGGCAAGACAATCGGGGTTAGAGTTACCGCCAGTGAATACGAGGAGTGGGTAAAAATTGGTGGCTCTAAATGGCTGCGCAAGCTGCTGCAAGAAAGCCGCGATAATCGTTTAAATGTACCGAAACCAAAAACTACTTGAAGCCGTCAGGGAATCTCCCTGCCAACACTGCGGAAGGATGGACGGCACAGTAGTTGCCGCCCACTCCAACCAAGGGCGAGACGGTAAGGGTCGTAGCTTAAAAGCTAATGACTACCGTATAGCCGCTTTGTGTTTTTCCTGCCATGCCGAGCTAGATCAGGGCCGGGCAATGTCCAAAGAAGAGCGTTTAAACATGTGGGAAAACGCTCACCGCAAAACAATTGGCTGGCTCTTTGATAACGACATTATTTATTGTCGCTGATAACCTTTTTGATCGTTTGAATTTCAGCAGTCATATTGTTTTCGGCTTGACCGATTGCGGTTAGAGCATCGCGCTTTTCATCTGCGGTCATTTCTGCGTTAGATACAAGCTTGCGCATCTCTCTGTATTTCTTCATTTCCTTCTCTACGTTACTTACGTACCCCTTGACCGCCAATAAACTTGCATTTTCTTCCACATACTTTGCATACTCTTCAGCATTACCCGATTTGAGTAAAAAGTTTTCTGTTTGCACGGCAGTATCTACAGCGTTTTTAAGTTCGTAATACTGCGTTATGTTGCCACGTGCTTCGGGGTCGGCGGCAAATCGCTTAATGATTGGCAGCTGCTCAAAGCGTTTAGACGCATGTGGGCTGTTACCCTGTGAATCTAAAACGACATCAATAAGCTGAACACCATACGTACCAATTGTCCCTGTATAGCTTTGAATTAATACATCTAGCTTAATTGGAGACATGCCCAAAGCTTTACCCAAGGCTTGTGAAAGTTGGCTTGTATTTGGCCCAACTTGGAACTCTGTAGCCACGCCCTGCATGCCTTGACCAAGGATTGGTCTTTGTGTAAAAAAGTTGTAATCAGCGTTGTATTCAATAATTGGTTTAGCAACCTGAGGGATTGGGTTAAACGCTAAAGTGCTTAACAATCCACGCTGCATTGATTTCTTGAAATCTTCAGTTGTATCGTCTTTAAACGCAAGAGCCATAAGGCGCTCAGGAATTGTTTTAAACAGGAATCCAACCTCAAAGGGCGTGGGAAACTTGCCAATTCCGGGAAGGATCCAATAATTATCCTTAGTTTCCTGCTCCTGCTTCCTCCATTCATCGTCGTCGGATACCGCTAAGAAGTAAGCCGCAGACAAAGCCATTAAGGTAAAGCCACGCACAAAGAAAGCTTTTTGCTTTGCTTTTGCGTTGGCATCTACGTCAACACCAAAGGCCGATCTATAGAAAACATCCAAACCTTGGACGCGAGCGTTCAAGAATGGTATTGCGGCGGACAGTATGCGCACCAGAGGCGAGCTTCCCTTGCGGTTGAAGTTCATTACCTCCAAAGAACGGTGCAGGGCTTCTGCCTCGTTTCCTGTGTCTGCAAGCACCCTTTCGTAAATGGCAATGCGGGTGGCGGCATCAGATGCTTCTGTGCCATGCTCAAGCGCATCCCATACTGTTGTAAAGGTTCGTAAAGGGCTGAACTTGCCTTTTGATCCGTACTTCTTTTCTAAGTCCTTTTCCAAGGCTTCGCCGCTCTTCAATGTGCCGGAAGAGAACTCATATCCGCCCAAGATGCCTGCGTTTAAAAGCGCTTGCATGCCTTTGGACTTGCCCGACAAGGCTTGAACAAAATTGTTGACTGTCCCTGCGATTGGGGTGATGTTTGCCCCGCTGGTAATCCACGCAGATAAAGAGTCCCGTGCCAAGTTAGCCAGCATAAAGCCGGGGTCTTTGGTTACAAGATTACGCAACAGATTGGATGGCCCAGAAACAATGCCCAGAAGCGGCATTTCTGCCATGTTTAAACTCTTAACTGCGTTGATAAACAATTGATCCGCAACACGGTAAGAAACCTGCTTACCTTTCTCCAGAACCTGCACGGTATCTGGCGCGTTATCAATCATGTTTAAACGCTCTGCGCCAGAGATGTCGCCAATCTTTAAAGCCGCAGCAATGGCTCGTTGTGCGGCAACGTTCTTCATGCCTGAATTAATGGCTGACTGAGTATTGCGCACAAAGTTTTCAAAGAAGTCATTCAGGGGCGCTTCGCTACCCTTAAGTTTCTTGGGAGGCTTAACACCACTAATGGCATTAAATATCTTTGGCCCAACAGTTTTCTCGCCTTCAATCTGTCGGTAGAAAGGAATGTAGTCGTTGTATTTCATGTACTCAACGCCCATCTCTGCGCTAAGTACGCCTGTGTCTACCATATACTTAACAAGTCCTTTGTTGAACTCGTTCATTTCTGATTGGATATCGGCAAAGTCAACGCCTTTGGCTTTGTAAGCGTTATATATTTCATTTGCCCAAACCTGATCTTTGGGTGTAAAGTTTTCTTCTTTGCCTTCTTTGTTTAAACGCACACCACGTTTTGAGCCTGCCCAGAACTGATAATCTTGGTAAGCCTTAGGGTCGTTAAATTTGGCGAGGGGTTTAAGGATTTCCAAGCCACCTTTGATTGATGTATCAATGGTTGTGAAACCATTCTTGTAAACAGGCACGCCGCCTTGACGGTTGCCAACACCAAACGCAGAAGCTGTTACAGAAGAAGCAAGGTCAGAAAAGTTAGCCGCTGAAGATGCCGATACATCAGCCAACAAGTTTGCGCCACCCATGCGTTCAGCAATTCTTCTGTCGTAATAACTCAGGCGAGCGTAGCGATCAATCAACTGAGCGCGGAGGTCAGAGAACTTCTCAGGCATGACTGCATCAAGAATGCGACCAATAAAGCCTTTTTCTTCTCGTCGAGTTGTGGTTCTGTTTACAGCATCTGCCGCATCTTTGCTGTAGGTTGGTAGGCTGTACTTTTCAGCCGTATAAGCTGAAGAAGGCGGTCTGCGGATTGCTGATGGCGACCCATATTCATCTTCGACTTCAGATAAAGGGATTACACGGACATCTTCGCCCCAGCCTTCAATTTCTACAACATTGCCATTGCCAACATCAACAGCATAGTGAGAAGCCATGTCTTTCGTTTCATTGAATGTGTAAACGTCACCAATTTTGGCTTGCTGCACTTTAGGCAAGCTACGCAAATTAGAAACGCCGGTCGCCATTTGGATACAAAGTTGGCAATTTGTGTATGGCTGTTTGGTTTGAGCAAACTTCATAGCCGCCACAACATTGTCTTTTGTCATGGGTTCATTTGATGTGCGCAGGCTGAACTTAATGCTCTTGTTCTCGCTGAAGTCGCCAATGTTTCCTGTGATGGATTTAACTTGGTTAGCGTTAAAGACTGCGAGGTTCTTTATTCCACCTTCTTTTACGTAGAAAGAGTCAAAGCCCAATTTTTTTATTGTGCTTAAAACTGCTGGGTCTTCAATGTATGACCAGTCTCCCGACTCCATGCGCTCTCTTGTTCCTGCAAACTCGCCAAGTTGCGCAAACAAATCACCATAAACCAAATCAACTTGTTGTTCGTTTTCAAAGTCAAATGGTGTTTCTGCGCGAACCCAGAGAGGGTAAACATTTACCTTTCCCTTTTCGCGCTTACTGCCTGCGTAATGAAACCTTCCAAAAAACTCTGCTTCTGATGCTGATGGGCTAATAAATATTGGCTTGTTTTCGCGGAATACATCAAACTCACTTGGTGATGCATGGAACATTGGCACTGCACGACCTTCTTCTTTAATCGTGCTGCCACCAAAGAAGCGTTTAAACTCTGCTGTCCCGGGTGGAGCCTTCTCGTACGCAGCGCTCTCGGCTTCTTCTGCGGTGGGGAAGTATGTGCGGAGACTTAGCTTTTCGTCGGCTGAGGTGGTGGTTTCTGGTTTGAATTGCTTAAGTTCTTTTTGGAGGAGTCGGGTCGCTTCTGCCCGAAGATCACGGCTGGCTTGGCGTAGAACGCCTGCGTTTCCTCTGGGGTCGCTTGACGGATTGGCATAGTCGTAGTCCTTTTTCTCTGGGAAGGCTGTGTAAACATCCTCCGTTATCACTTCGTAGTTGTCGTCTAGCTTGTCGTTGATTAACTTGGCAAGCTGATCTGTTGGGACACTGGAGTAGTTCAACACTACCATGTGCCCGTTCATGTAGGATTGTCCGCCAACTGGCTTTTCGCCGTCAACCTCAATTTCCCTAAGTTGTTGGTAAATCTTGTCCACCTTGCTGGCTGGAGCGCTCCCAATGTTTATGCGCACAGCGCCAGTCTTATCCAGACCCTTGCCCTCCTTGGGAGATACAACCATCATGGAATCTTGGGACAAAACATAGCCCAAGAACTTAGCCATAGCGACAGAGTCGCCTGAGTCTAGGTAAAGCGCAAATGATGGGTTAGTGTCATCCAAGTAGCTGCCAACTTGGGTGTCAACATATCCTTTCAAGCCAAACTCAGCAAGAGCGGCCTTGATAATGCTATTGCCAATTTTTTCGCTAATCTTTATGCGGACTTCGTTTGGCAACGATCTCCACTTGTCGGTCAGCGCCTTGTTGTTGGGGTCAGGGGCAACTTCAAAGATCACCCGCTTACGCTTGGGTGTTTCTTTTTCTTCTTCAAGAACTATTCGTTTTCTTCCTCTTTCAAGGAGGGCTTCTTTTTCTTCAGCTTGGAGTGAGCCAAGTCTGACAGGCTGAGCGCCAGTTGCTTTAGATCCCTTGGTGACTGCTGACTTAGCCAGTTGTTGTGCCGTTCTTGATCCAAGTTTGGCTGCTGCGCTAAGGTTTGATTCTCCATATCCTTCTCCTATCAATATTTTTTCAATAGCTCCGGCATAGTTCTGACTTGTAACCCTGAGCTTTACACCCATTGACTTGTACAGTTCCTGCTCTGGATACCAAATGACCGCCTGCAATGACGCAGGAGGAACACGCTTGCCGTATTTTTCTTCGACGATATCGACCATCTGACGAACAATGTCACGCAGATTTCTGCGCTCTGAGCCATTGGCTGGAGCATCTTTGGGTGCGTCCAGCGATTTGATCATTGTTTCTGAGACAGCTACCAGCTTTGATTTTTCTCTTGTGCCATCATCAAAGGAGGCGCGATTGGCTTTGTAATCACGCTCATGTGCGCTCTTGACCTTACGAGCCAAAGCCTCTGCCGCCTTGTCATCTACCTTGGCAAGCTCGACTTCATTCTGATCAAACTGGTTGGCAAATACGCCATTGCTGCCTTCGGTGTCCAGTTCATTCCTAAACTTCTCAAGTTGTGCGTCGTACAAATCTTGTTTAAACGATTTAAGCTTCCCGGTTAGTCGGCCTATGGTTCGCATAAACCACATATCCATTGTTACCGGGTCGAAGTTGCCGTTTAAATTGGAATAAAAACCAAAGCCAATTTTTGGCCCAAAAACGGAAGAGCCAAGCACTTTCTCATCGCCAAGCTCACCCTTGATGTTAAAACCTGCGCTACGCATTTCATCAACAGTAAATTCTGTTTCCAAAAACTGACGCAGTAAATTTTCACCCATGTCTTCCATCAGGTAGTTAGCCAACTTAAAGTTGTTAACCATTGCGCTTTGATCTGCACCTTGACCAATCTCTGGAAATTTTTTGTTTTGTCTAAACTGGTCATAAACCTTCATGGCAAATGCAAGGTTATCTTCAACGTTTAAACCCTGAGATGTAATTGCTGTAGCAATCTTGAACGCCATCCGAGCATTGATGTCGGTGTTAAGTTCTGAATATTTGAGGCCAGCCATCGCCAATGTTTTGTTGATGATGGAGTCATACCACTCAAGGTTTGCCCCGCCGGAACGAATCGCAGCCATAGCCTCAGTAGCCATCAGCTTGGCAATTATCTTTCTATCGGCAGGCTTCTCTGTATCAAGCAAAGGTAAGCCAGACTTCCTGCGTTGATCTTGTAAAAACTGAACAACTTCAGGTAACCCGCCAATTTTGTCAGATTCAAATTGTTCTGTGCCAGCCTTGCCTGTCTGATGAATCAGGGATGTAGACGCAAACTCCTCCGGAGTAAGACCCATCTCTTTAACTACATCGTCAATGATCTTTTCAAACTTGGGCAGTATGTTGGGATTTAGCAAGCCCTTGGTTGTATTTTTAAGACTTGCTTTTGCTTCAGCGCCGCCAGCTTCTTTGCCAGCCTTCAATTCTCCGCGCTCAATCTTGCCAAAGATATCATCGGCTGATTCAAAGCCTGCGCCAGTCAAAGCCTGCTTCAGCGACGCAAAAAACTGCTGCATACGTTTAAACAGTGCAGCCATCATTCCGGGCGGTGGTTTAGCCCCACCTTCCCAGCTTCCAAATGCATCGGCAATAGCTTCTTCAAGGATGTCTTCGGGGGACAGAGGCTTCAATACCCACTCGCCATTCTCATCCTTGACACCATTGGCATAGGCATCGTAGCGGGTCATGGTCTTACCATTGACCTTAACCATTTGACCTTTGAGGTACGTATTGACCCAAGTCTTATCAGCCTGACGCTTCAAAGCTTCCCATTGCTGGGGCGTGAAGAATCCAAGCTCTTTCAGGGCATGTAGCGCCTCATGGCGCATGGTCTTGATTGGCTCGGCGGCTTGGAGGGCGATACGGATCAATTTGTCAGCCTTACCCCAAGCCCCGTCGGCGTCGTTCTCAATGGCACGCACAACGTTTAAACCAACCTCCTCAAGGCCAAACTTCTTCAGCATTGGCAGCAGCTTGGCTTTGAGTTCCTGTAGTTGAGCTTCGACCTGTTGCGTATGTACGCCAGCGGCTTCTAAGCCTTCTTTTGTTCCTTTGACTCGGATACCCTTCTCGCCTGATTTACGGCTCTCTTGCTCCTTGCGTGCGCGGTCAGCGATGCCTCCAAAGCGGGTATCAGATGCAACTGCATCTAATTCTTTGTCAGACAACTGAGTCAACAAGCTTTCTTCTGCGGCAACGCGATTGGGGAAAGATCCAATGATCTTCTTGCCCTTTTTGACGGTATGGATCTGGCGGGTAACGGTGCGCTTACCTGCTGGCTTGGCTTTGAGCGGAGTCTCCAACTCGCTGATGCGGGTGTACAGGCTTTCAATTCTGCGACCCAATACATCTTCAGCGCGGGCGTGGGCGGCTTGGGCTTTCTTGTAAGCCTCAGTATCTGTCAGGCCGCGAGCCTCCATGCTTTCAAGATTGGCTTTGCTCTTGAAAATTGTGCGCTCATGCCTGTTTACATCGGCTAACTGTTTATTTGCCTCGGCCCGGCGAAGACCGGTTAAACGCTCAATCTTGCCTTGGACTTCATCCAACTTCTCAACCGTTGTTAAGGGTTTACCCTGACCTTCGGGGGTTATTTGAAATTCAGCAGGAGTCTCGCCTTCTTTGACGGAAGTAGTCTCAATTGAATAACCCGCAGGCATTGCCGCCCTAACCTTTTCGGGCTGGACTGGTTCTTCTGCTGGCGCAATCTGCGTCAGAGTTTCTTCTCTGACACTGGCATTTTGTTTTTTAGCCGCCTCTAATGCAGCTTCTTTTGTTTTATACGTAGCGGTGGGTCGATCTGCGCCTTCTTTGTATGTCCTGTAAACGACCTGTTGGTCTTTGGACATGTCGCCACGTTCAATCGCATGGTTAATCAGGGCATATGCATCCTGCGGTCTTTTTAAGCCCGAAGCTTCTTGAACGGCATCGGCAACGGATTCAATTGAAAAAGGTTTGCCTTGATTTCGCTCAAATAAATCAGCCGCAGCCTGAACGCCAGCATCGTATTGTTTGTCGTTGAAACGGGTGGCATTTGTGCCAGTAGGCAGTACCAAATGGGGAGCATCTGATGGACGATTCATGTCCATGACTGATTTAAACGCAGCATGAAGTTGCGGCTGCGTCATCTCATCAAGTTTGTCTGTGCCGGTAACCTTGGTCAGGAAGTCATTAAATCCCTGTGTTCCTGTGGCTACGTTGTTCTTAATGGCGGCGTTTTGAATGTCTTCCGGCGTATATTGTTCTTGACCGCTATAGCCTGTCTTAGCTGCCAAGATTGAATCAATAGCCGCTTGCTCACCTTCGGGATTGATGCCGGGCTGGGCATCTTTGATGTCTTCAATTGAAAACGTCTTTAGGCGGGGAAGCTTGTTGTCTCTGCGGAACTTGTCCACATACTTTGTCACTTCAGGGCCTAATTCATCCCGTGTAATGTTGCCAACGGGATTATCAAACTCTTCAATAGATGGCTTAACATTTTTAGCTGGCGCAGGTAATGCCAATATATTTTTGTCAGGAATACCAAGGTTCTGGCGAGTGGCTTCTTGTTGTTCTTGATAGCGTTTAAACGCCTCATCCTTGGCTTTATCTTCTTCCTGCGTTGCTTTCATTTCCCGCAACGTTTGATCTGTGGCGTAGTCTTGACGAGCAGACTTCATGCTTAGTGGAGAAGCCGCGCCGCCAAACAAAGCACCTACGGCGGCATCGCGCAGGCCAGCACCCAATACGCCTTGCATTGGAGTTACATCTGCGCCGGTTTGTTGCAATGCAACATTCTCGCCATACTGACCAAAAGCACTTTGAGCGCCCTCAAGCGGGGCTTCCTCTGCAACACCTTTGGCAAGTTGACCAAGGCGAGTCGGAGCCTTGACGGGCTTTTCAGGCAATGCGGCAATACCTCTTTCAAAAGCCTCTTTAGCGGGGGCTTTGCGCATAGCTTTAGCTACGCTGGGCTCAGCACCTGTGACGGCATCTAATGCGCCAAGCAATGCTGCGCCACCTGTTTGGAAAGCTGTTTCTCTTGAGTACTCTGAAGATTTGATGGCAAGAGCTTCAGCTTCTTTTTCGGTCTTGCCTTGTTTCATGTATTCGGCTTTAACAACGTCAAATACACCACCCTTCATCTCACCAACGCCTTGTATAGCACCAACAGCCAGCTTGGCTATGGTTGCCACCCCCAGCGCCAACGCAGCAGGAGCCTCAGCGGGAAGGGCAATAATCCCAGTAACGATTGCCGGAACAGACGATCCTGCGGCCTGTGCTAAGGATTGGAATGGGGCTTCGGCTACACCACCGAGGAACGCTTTAGCTTCTTGGAATAAGCTACCGGATCGAGCAGCGCGATCTTGTAACTCTTGTCGTCGAGCAATTTCTGCTTGGCGCTCAGGTGTAATACCTTTTTCTAAGTATCTTTGAGACTCGCCCAAACCCTTAGATATATCAGTCCCAGTGCCAAAGAAATCAACAATGCTTTTGCCAGCACCAATAACGCCAGTTCCTACGGCTCTAGCGGTATCTCCAAGCGACATAGGAGCAGACTTGAATGACTCAAGTTCAGCGGTAGTCTTTGCCGCCATTGGATTCTGTTCAGCAACTGCTTGAAACAGATCCTCCGGTGCGGCTCCGGCTGGGCCTTCAATGCGATAGACGTTTCCGTCAGGGGCTTGGATTCTATAAATTGGCATGGCTTACTCCGTGCCTAGTACTTTAAATCCTTTTGAGGCCATTGACGGCTGTGGGGCAGGAAGAGCATCACCAGCACTTGGTCCGCGTGATCCGTAATTTCTGCGCTCGGCTTCAATTTCAGCTTCCATCTTGGCCTTCATAGCACCATACTTTGGAGTGCTTGGATCTAATATACCAAGCAATGGATAGCTAGCTTTAATCTTTTCAATCTTATCTTCCAATTTGGCGCTGCTTGTAGCATCAGCACGAATGGCTGCCGGAATGCCGCCCTTAAGCATATTTGCAGCTTTTTCCAGCGCCTTGTCATACGGCAAGCCTTCGTTCTGCATGATGTCTCTTGTCAAACTACCAATAGTTTCGTACCTAGATGCCATTGCGCTGTAATGCGCGCCCTGTTGAGCAAGTTTTTGTTTTTCCATTGCAAGCGTGTCTTGGGCATTTGCAATATGAAACTTAAGCAAATTGTCGGCTTGTTGTTGTTGACGAATCTGACCAGCAGCCAAAGTGGCCTCTTTCATGTTGCCATTATTCAAAGCAACTTCGTACTGCATATGCTTCATCTTCAGATCTTGATAATTCTTCTGACGAGCAGCCATGAGATCTTGAGTCTTAGCGGCAATATCAGCTAAATCAGGAGCGGCTGCGGATGCGCTTTCTAAGAATTTTGCGCCGGGTCGAGCGGCATTTGCAGCCATCTTAAAACCAAACTGCGCCAATGCTTGACCGATTCCTTGCTGACGAATAGCTTCATTGTCAGGTTTAGATGCTTCAACATCAGACTTCATCTGATCTAACATTGGTTGATATTGCTGTCTAAACATTTCAGTAAATTGTTTAGTCTGCTCCATCAAATCAACGGGATCTCGACCTGTCTGTTGAGCTAATTGGGCTACCGCAGACTGAACCACGGGAGATGGCTTGGCTGAAGATGCTTTGGCTTTAGAAGCGGGAGCAGGTGTACGCATGCCCTCAAGGCTGTAGTTTTCGCCCTCATTTACAATGCCGCGATCTGCAAAAGCAACAATGCCGCCAGAAGCCATGCTTTGTTCCATATCGTCAGCAAATTGAGGAGTTACTGCTGATGAGATTCCCTGACGCATTGATGACCGTTGCGCCTCTTCTTGTTTAATTAAATTTGCTTTCTCAATATCCCGCTCAGCTAAAGCAACTTGATAAGCTCGCCTTAATTGCTCATCGCTTAATTTATTGATGATGCCTTCAATATTAGAGGTGCTATTAATCTGACCGCCGCCAGCATATGAACGGACAAATCCACCTTCTGCGCCTTTTGTTCCGCCACCAAACAATGAAGAAAGGCCTAATGCACCTAAACCCAAACCACCAAGCTGCCCAACAACGCTTCCTGATGGTTGATACATCGTTGCGCCAGTTTGGAATAATGGCAAACCACGAACAATGTCAGACATAAAAGCCATCTGTTTGTACGGGAAGTTTCGTGCATTCGTAAAATCTTCGTACTGAGTGTTGAGTAAGTTTTGCGCTTGTTGCTGCTGTTGCAACCCTAGTTGATTTTGCAAAGCAGTAATACCTACGTTTTGACCATACTGAGTTTGACCAAGCGCACCAAGATTTTGAGCAGATTGATTGGCAATACCCAATCCTTGCATGCCTAAACCAGCGCCAAACTGCTGTTGAGCAGCATTCTGACCATATTGCGTGTTGTATTGGTTTTGCGCTTGAGTAAACGCGTTGTTTAAACCGGTAGCTTGAATACCTTGCAGGTTACGCTGTAATTCAGCATTACCTTGATTGCGCATAATTGCGTCTCTACTGCCGCCAAATGCCCCAGCATTTGCCGCTCTAGCTTGTTGACCTTGCTGAGCAATCGCCGCATCGCGCATTGCCTGTTGCTTTTGAACATCCACTACATTTTGCATGTAGGGGTTCATCATGCTCTTGGCGGTATCAGCGGTAAAGTTAGATGGTTGGTATGTGTACTGCGTGTTTAAAGCGCCAAGACCAGCCTGCCCAGCCATTGCTGTAGCATCCGGTAACTGCGGGGCCGATCGCAATTGGCTTGCGTAATCATAAGATTGTTGTTGTAGCGGAGAAAACTGCGCTACACGTGGTTGTGTGTATGACTGGTAAGGGTTTTGTCCAGTGTCTGTGTAAGCCTGTGCTTGGCCTAATAAGTCCTCGGCATAAGGAGCAATTTGCGGCGCAAAGCCGGTTTGATACTGCGTGGTTTGTACTTGGTCTGCCATGTCGGTTCCTTATTTAGGAAGGTATTTATCAGCACGAGTATTCTTGGCAATTTTACCTTTGCCAATAGTCTTACTGCGAGCTGCTTGAATTCTATCCATCATTGCGTAAAGTTTGCGTGCGCCAGCTTCAGTTGAGCCGTTACCCAATTCAGAAACAATTCTTGCAGGCACTACAAATTCACCGTCAGCAAGTCGTGCTGGTTGTCCTCTGCCAATAGTAGCCGGGATAGAATCTGATACACCGTCACCGGGGCCGCGCAATAGTCTGCCGCCGTCTGAGTAGGAGCCAAGGTTATAACCAGCTTCGCCTCCAACTGCAAACCGACCGACAGTAGGTTGGAATGAAACATTTGGATAGGGTTGGTATTGCCCATCAATATTGGGGTCGGGGCGGCTACCTACAGAAATACCACCGTTGGCGTAAATCTTTGGGCCTGCAAAATTAAATTTACCTGTTGATTTTGAAAAGAATGGCTGATGTGTAGAACCACCACGAGCCATAGCCGCCATTAGGCCACCGGTAGCCATATGATGAGTAAAATTATTGTTATCAATATAACCACCACTAGCCCTGCCGGTAGCAGCGGCAGTTGCGGCAACGCCTGCTGCGCCAGTTCCCATACCACCTAAACCAGAGCTTGTTCCACCACTTGTTCCACCACTTGTTCCGCCACTTGTTCCGGCTCCAATGGCATTTCCGATGGCGGCTCCAATAGCCGCATTTGCAGCGGCGGCTTGTCCAGCAGTTCCAATACTTGCAATACCGCCCATAGGACTACCGCTAGTGGCGCTTACGCCCCCAGAAGAAACGCCGCCGTCTCCATCGCCAATACTTGGAGAAAATGGTGATACGTCACCCAGATCTGCAAGGGAATCCTCAGCAAAATTTTGTTGAGTCAGTGGGTTGTTTTCTTGGTTTTTTTCAGCTTGTATAAAAGCTTCCATTACCTGTTGCTGGATAAGATTTTCTTTAGTTAAATGATCCGCCACATTATCCATGTTTACTACTTCAGCAAGAGGTTCATTTTTATCTTTAAAAAGAATTTTCTGTTTTATGGCTTGTAGTATTTTTACTAACATAGGGGTTAAACCCTCGTTAATCGCCGCCAATTGTGCTTGATGATCTGCCTTTTGCGCAAGAGTCATGGCATCAAACGCAGCAACTTGGTTTGCTGCGGCATTGGGGTTTCCAGTGCTTTTTTTATACTCCAAAAAATCATAAGGATTTTGTGATGTTGCGCCGCCATCAGCATAAGCCTGCATTAAACCGCCATTTGCTGCGGGAGCAACATAGTCTAGATTAAGTTCAGATAAGCCTGTTGTTGGATTTATTTTGTACTTATTTTTCTTATTTGATGTTGTGGGCTCTACGCCGTAGTAATAACGAGAATTCTTACCCACCCCAGCTTCTTGTATTGGGTAATCCCCTTTGCCCATCAAATATTTATAAATCTCGGCAGACGCACCTGTATTTTCATATGCCTTTGAAGGCGAGAGAACTTGACCTAGCTGTCCACCTCCAAGGGCGTAATCGCTAGTTAATTTACCCATCCCTGTCGTGCCGCCATAAGGCCTATTTGGTATGTTTGGAGTAACAGTTAGTGTGCCATCTGAATTACGGGTTATATCGCCGGGGGTGGTTTTATTGCCGTACGGGTTTGAAACAACTGTAGGAGATGTAGTATTTTTTACATACGAAAGATAGTCATTGGGATTAATGCCATTTCTCCGCATATTCTCAAGAGCAGCAGGAGTGAGTCCAATTCCAGCTTGCGTTAAAGCGGATAAATTACCTACACCAGTATTAGCAATCGTATTGGCATAATTTTTCAAATCTGCTGGGTTAATAGACTCTAGGCTATACTGCCCACCGCCAGCGTCGTACATAGCTTTAATTGCAGCGTAACCACCGTATTTAGCAATTTCCGAGTTTGGAACACCAGTCGTCATACTTCTTTGCATTAATTCTCTGGCAATAGCGGGAGTTAAACCGCTAGAAGGTAAGGCAGAACTAAGCCCAGTTCCGGATTGATTTGAATATGACTGATAGTCATTGGGATTAATGCCATTTGCTTGCATGTTTGCAATCCCGGCAGGAGTGAGTCCAATCCCGGCTTGTGTTAAAGCGGATAAATTGCCTACACCGGTATTGGCAATAGTGTTAGCATATTTTTGTAAGTCTGCTGGTGCGATAGATGAGAGGCCATACTGTCCACCGCCAGCGTCGTACATAGATTTAATTGCATCATAGCCACCGTACCTAGCAAGTTCTGAATTTGGAACGCCAGTTGTCATGCTCCTTTGCATTAATTCTCTAGCAATATCGGGGGTTAATCCGCCATCATCAAAATGCATCGCGCCACCATCAGTCACCCCGCCCGTAGCGTAAGAACTTTGTAAACCTCCGCCCGCTGATTGTGGGATATAGGGCACTCTACTTTGAAATGTAGTATCGCCCCAGTCTTGAGTGCGTACAGGCGCAAGTGGTTTAACTGATTGTGTTTTGGGGTCAAAGTAATACTGACGAATGTATCCGGGGGATGCACTTGATGTAGGCATGTTGCCTGTCTTTTTACTTGCTTCACCAGCTAAACTTGAAAGTATGGGCCCAGCAGCAGCTGAACCATATTTAAGTAAATCTCTAGGCCCAAGAGCGGCTATACCTTTTGCACCAGCTTTAATTTTATCGCCTATGGTTTGATTTACACCTGATTCTTGCGCTGCCGTCATAGCTTTTGTCATCTCAGCACCGCCCGCATCAAGTCCCGCTGCGGCACTGTCTGCGGCAATTTTTTGCCCTGCCGCAGAGCTGGCATTATTAATACCGCTCATAGCAGCTTCGCCAAGTCCAGTTAGGCCATAAACGCTAAGACCAGTTTGTATGCCTTTTTGTAGACTACCTGTCGTAGCAAAAGCTGTTCCAGCGGCGGTAAGACCAGCTCCAGCGGCTTGGGAAATACCCAGTTCTGTGGCAACTTCTGGGCCTAAATAATAAGCGGCAACATAAGGCGCAACATTTTTAATTGCTGTGCCGGGATCTCTTATCGCATCTGAGTATGTGTCGGCCCTCAGCGCCCGTTTTAATACATTCATAGCTGCCTCTTTATGTAGGGGTTGATTGAGTTTATCATGGGGAGAGCGCGGACACAAATGAAAGCGTGGCTACCACAGATTGGGTGGATGGCTTTGTTGGTGTGCCTGATGCGGCGTAGTACTGGATGGAAACGTCTACGTTTGTAGTTGACCAATATATTTCGACATAGTCGCCTGCGTTCATAGACAGAAAATAGTTCCAACCTTTAATGTCATGGAACGGATCGCCCGGGTTTTTACGAGCAGGCAGACCAACTTTACCTGTGGAGCCTGCAATGTCCGTCCCGTTTTGTTTAAGCCATATAAAAATATCGTATGGGGCATTGCCTGCGTTTTGCACCTGTACACTAAACTGCAAGTTGTATATACCGGCGTTATCCGCTGTAATTTTGGAGCTTGAAATACTGACACCATTAGAGAAATCTGTGGTGTTTAGCGTCATCAATGTAGCCGTATTAGCTGTCGCAGTTTGCGATTGGCTACTAGAAAAAGCCCCATAAGGAAATCCTATGTATTTACCCCCAACAGTACCAAATAGTTCACTTAAACCATTACGAAGTTGATTAAAGTATAGGCGCAATACGTTAGCAAATTGATCTTGGAACCTGCGCTCGTACTCTTCTGGCCCAACCGGTAAGTTGGGGACTGCTGGGTTAATAATTGGATTCGTAGCCACTAGCGCCGCCCGTCCGGCCTGATGTCAATACGTGGTGCACCAAGCTGCCAAGTTGTATTTAACTGATTAGAAGAAGCTTTAAAAATCATTTGCCGACCACGTATGCGGGTGTAAATCTGACCTGTAAACTTCTCAGTAATTGTGTAAGACGTACCTTTTTGCACTCCTGCGCTGGCAGTACTTGTTACATCAGATCCCGAGTTGGTCAACCCATATAGGGTCATAGTTAGTTGAGGTTGCGTACCATTTGGATCGGTAGTTGAGCCAGTAAACGTCAAGTCGGGCAGTACGCGCCAAACAAAACCAAAGTTGTGTCCATCCCCAATATCAAACTCAGAAGACGATATATACGCAGAGATAGCTGTTTCAGTGCCTGACTCATTATCGTTTAAACCATACTCTTGGTTAACAAGGTTGTAGCTGTATGTGGCGGCAACGGGGTAATTTCTTAAACCTGTATCTATCCACGCTGTTCGTGCCATCGTGCCGTAGTACCAGACTTTTTCTAGGTAGTTGTACACCACATACTTATCAATAGAGTTACTGCCGGAAGATGGGTAGAACCACCATACTTCATTAAAGCCTTCGCTGGTGCTACAGAAAACTTGATCGCGTTGCTGTAAGTTAATGTCATTAAAGATATATTTACGCAGATCACAACCCAAAGTCTGCACACGACCGTCATAGGCGTAGAACTTATCCACACCCATCCAATATATTACGCCAGACGCAACAACGGCAGAATTCTGACTAATAATTGAAATGTTGTCGCCAAGCAACTGGGACTGCCAGACATAAGGTGGGCCAAGGTACTGCAATGAATACACGCTGGAGTCGGTATACACCACGATTTCTTGGCGTGCCTGCACTGCGGTAATGATTGAAGAACCATGAGACAAACGCACGCTACCCGCTTGGTTTGTGGCGTCAGGCGTCCAGTTGTACGGGTCTTCTTGATTTGACCAGCGAATCAACATAGGGTCTTGTGTAGACGATCCGTAATCATTTGCGCCAAAAGCAAGGACAAAACGAGATGCGTCAGATACAGCAATAGAGTTTTGGGCTATCGGCACATCTACCAGCAACGAAATATACGCATTGACCGCCGCGCTACCCGATGTGTTTACAACTGCCCCTGATGAGTTTAAAAGATTAAACGTAGTCCCGACCAAGTTATATACGTAATAAGTTGTAGCCGTAGACAAGCCAGTCGGCAAAGATCCGCCGGTGGTGTAGTTAAACTGAATTGCTGCACCTTCAGTTAGCGCAAAACCAGACAATGTAACAACCGCAGGAGATGCCGCAGTAATAGACACAGCACCTAAAGTAGAACCGGGTTGCCCTAGTGGTATGCCTCGTGTGGTGAACACGGGGTTAAATGTCCAGTAATAAATATTGCCGTTACGGGGAGCAAAAATTAAGTCTTGCCCAAAGTTTGCTTGACTCCATAGGCGTAGTGCGGTAGTGGAAGATGTGTTACCCCAAGTGTTATTACCCCAATAGCCAGAACCCCAGCCTTGTAGTGGAGTGGCAACCGCTGTGCCTATGTTAATTTGGTAGGCGGCTACAACCGCCGAGCCACCAGTAGTACCAGCAGCCACTGCGGAAGCGGTTGTAATTGTGTATGTATTGACGCTAAGAATAGAAACAACGCTGTATTCTTTATTTAGCAAAGAAGCGTATGTGCCTGTAGCCCCACTAAATGTTACATAATCTCCAGCGATAGCGCCGTGAGAAGCAGAAGTTACAGTTACCGTCGTAGTTCCATTGCCTAAAAAAGGATTTGCGCCTAAAGTGACTGTTGAGCGAATTGGTGTAATGTCGTTGTATACCCCGGTATTTTCAACATAAAATTTTATGTTAGTGCCTACGCCCATCAGGTTATAGCCAGCCAGCGTTGCCCAGTTCCACAAAGAGCGGCATACACCAACAAAAGTATTTACAGAAATCCTAGCCCAGCCGCCAATTACTTCAGGCGTGCCTTGGCGAAACCGCACTTTGTCGGACTCATACCAGCCGCCTTCGTTGGTATAGCGAGTGTTCTCTCGGTTTACCCCCGGTTTAAACAGTATTTTTTGTAATGGCATCGTTAGGCTATAAGACCGGAAACATATTGGGTTTTACCAGCAACTTTCATGGCGGTCAACTCCTGTTTCTTTAGATTGCTAGGATCGTAAGACACATGCACCCAGCCACTATCAGGTATGCCGGGAGTGTAAAACTCAAGGATGAGTTGTGTGTATTCTAAGTTATCCATGATCCATTGGGCAAGCTCTACGTTGGGTACGCCGTCAATCTCAATATCGGCTGCTTGGCCCTTCACGTGGTCTGAGGACTTCGAGCCTCCGGTGGCTTGGTTCGTCTCTGAAGAGCGAAAACCAGAGTTCACGGTGACAGTTTTGCCAAAATGGTCGCGAACGGGCTGAAGCACCTTTTCACACAAAGTCTTTAGGTTGTCAATGGCCTTCTCGTCAGGTGTGTTATTCAAGCCCAATCTGGTGGCTGTATCTGATCTTGTCATCTCTTTCAAAGAAAAATTGGCTGATAAGTTCATTTCTTTAACCTTTCGTACTAAAAATTAATAAGTTGCTGGTGGAAGCTGTCACAAATTAAAGATAGGATTTTACTTGGCGATCATGCCATAACCAAGGGGAACATCATGTACAAGATTGAGATTAGCATTGCAGACTGGGAATTCGGTTCAGACACAGTGACTGTTGAAACAAATGATTTCGACAAGATCGCTATCATTCAGGAATTCATCGAGTTCCAAAAAGAACACGGCTGGTGCGTGGATTATGACGTTACTGACGAATATCTTTACAACCAGTGCGATGAAGATGAAGTCAGCGAAGACGAAGAAGACGAAAGCGCCGAAGACGAAGAATCCGACGAATACGAAATCGGAGAGATCGTAGAAGACGAAGACGGCTTAGTTTGGGAACGCGTGGCATAATTTAGTCGCAGTTGACCTTTAGGGGAGTCTTTATGGCTCCCCTTTTTTTATTCAATTCCGTGTTCCGCTTCTACGTCTTTAGCTAATTGCCGCCAGTCCAAGCTGCGCTTATATAGCGTGTAAACACGCTCTTCGCTTAACGGTTCAGAGTGCCGACTGAGCCTGTCGTTTGCTTGAGCCAAAGCAAGCTGCGTTTCATGCAGAATGTTATGCAGTTCTTTTATTTCAGATCTGAGATAAGCAACTAAGTCATACGTCATAAACTTTGCCCCTAAATTCTATTTTGCCATCAGCCCACTTGTGTACCAACTCAGGCCACAACAGCTTGCCTTCATAAAACGTTAGCACAGCAAAGCCACTGCGCCAATTGGTTGGAGAGTCCTCTAGATAGTTTATAAACTGAGGCCCATCAGTCTCTGCCAATGTTCCGGTGTCTACCCCAAAACGATTTCCTGAATAATCTGCAAAGGGGGTCACCTTGAGACTATGTAGGTGACCCGTGCAAATTGAGACGCCCGATTGGACGGCATTATTGTGGGTGGCATGAATTCCCCCCTTCCACCGGTGCTTGACCACCACTTCCTCGGTAGGCCAGCAAGACCAGCATGGATGCCACGCAGGGAAATGGTCTTTTAAGGAGAACCCTTTAACTTGTTCATATTGTGGAGCATTGGCAGCTAGACGGTTCTCAAACCTTGCGTCATGGTTACCCAGCGTCCACACGAGATTTACATTATGTCTTGCCTTCTTGGAAGTCTCTTCAATCTCACCCATTGCCAGCTCACAGGCTTTCAGTTCCTGTATCACACTGGGCGTTGAATCCCAACCAATACGAGGATAGCGAGAAACAGAAGCTCCATCGAATATATCTCCATTAGCAATAACAGCCTTTGGCTGAAACTCTTTAATTGCCCAAAGTAGACCTTTATACGCCGTTGTATGGATGCCGGGCCAGAAATGAGCATCACTAAAAACGATAACAGTCCCATTTTCAATCCCCAATAATTTACGAACTGAATTTTCTTTGATGGTTTGTTGTGCACTATTCTTTGACTTTAGTGGCTCGCCGTACCTAGCCTCTAAGTTGTTTTTGCGCCTAATGATATTACGGATATCCATGCCGACGGCTTTGGCAAATGCACTGGCAGATTCATGCGTCTTCCAAAGCTCAATAAACTCTTGATCGCTGTAAACAGTTTTGCCCATGACAACTCCATTGAAGTTGCCTGAAAATAAACTAAATCAATGACAACAGCATGAATCTTAATGTAATTTGTTCAAAGATTTTTTAGCCGACTCATAAGAATCAATACAAGCATTTAGTTGCCTGATGGCTTGGTCGCCCCGGCTGGTGAGATCGATAAGAACTTGAGCAGTTCGTCCGTCAAGCTCGGCTCTTGTTTCTGTATTTCCAGCGGGAGCGGGGGAATCTGCGGTGACTGATACGGCGCAGGAGGTTTGGACAGGGATGAACAGCTTGCGCTCACCAGAGGCAATATCAGTACGCAGCTTATCTTCTTTAACTTTTGCAACATTGTTGGCCTTCCTTAAGGTTTGAGCGTATGTCTGAGCAACTTCACCCATACGCTGTTCCGCTTCCCGCGCTTGTTGGTTTAAACGGGCAATCTCAATCTGCTGGCGCTCATATTCATCCTGCTTGCCGCCGTAATACCCGACGCCAAAGCTACCCAACACCGCCAAAACGATGCCGAGAAGAACCCAAGGATTAAACAGGCTTAACATCATCTACCTTCAGCATAGCGTCGGTCTTGTCTTTACTTGACTTGCTTGACCCGTAAAAGAACGAAATGATGGTGGCTACCGCTGTACCCAGCAAGAAACCCAAAATGATGTTAGCAAAGTCTCTGCCGCCCTCAGGTAGCGGTATAAACGTCACGCAGAAAAAGTAAACGACAGAGGTTGCCGACCAGAACCAAGCAAAATAATAGATAAAGTGCTTGGCTGTCTTGTCATTTGGGTCTATCGGGGCTTGCATCTCGTTTTTCCTTTTCAACTTCTCTGCGTAACTTTTCCATCTTTTCAATCTGCTGTTTGGCCTCATGCTTGGTCTGCATAACATCCACGTACAGCATCCCAAGGAGCGGGAGCATTAACACTACCAGAATACACGCTGCTATCCACCCCACAACTATCTCCCAATCCTGTGCAAGAGGCCGAGGAGCAACCACATATACAGGAGGAATAGGAAAGTCGCCAGCAGGTATGCTTGCCTTTCGTTTAAAAGACGTTGCCTTTCCTTGCGTTGCCATGACTCATCATCCCGTTTCTTCCTTGCCTTGTCCTGCTCTAGCTTGATGACATCCCGCATATCAAACACTTTTGAGTACAAAGCTCCCATTTCTTTAGGAGCGCCGTATACCATTGCCTCTCTTATCTCCGTCTCCAGCAGCGCCATCTGGTCTTGAGCCATTACCCGCTTTAGGGCGGCTTCCATCAGGTTAGCGTCGGGGTCATAAACCGTTTTGCTCTTCTCTTCCTCTTCCCTTATGTGCTCAGCAAGCTGTTCTTGTAGCTTAAAGAACTGAGACAACTGAGTAACGATGTCTGCCATGACTTGGGTTTCGTCAACGGCAACGTAGGCTTCCTTCTTTTTCGCCACAGGCTTGGGGCTTGAGGTGGGCGCTGTCCCAAAGAGCTTTGCCCAGAATCCTCTGACTGCTTTGACATCTGATGCAACCTCATCAACAGTCTTTTTGATCTCCATGAAAGACGTTTTAGCGTCTTTATAAAGTTTGCACCCTTGCTTAATAGCAGCAACGCAAGCGTTAGCGGCAAAGAGGATGCTGAGCGGATCAATTTATGGCCCCAAAAGTTTCTTGGTGATTAGGGCGCATCAGGCCAAGTGACTTCCCAAGGAAAGCCCGACTGCGTTGTGATGTCACGCAGTGCTTGACGGTATGTTGCCCATGCTGTCTTATCAGCAGTGCTGTCGGCAATCTGTGTCCAGTCGCTGTCTTTGAGCTTTTCTGTACGTGAGTTGCGTATAGATTTAGCCTGCTCTGCGTCTTTCATTGCTTTGTACTCGGCCTCCTGCTCGGCGGCAGTCTTGGCTGGTTCGTTCTCTGTAGCCGCGCGATCTGTGAAGACTGGGCCTAATTTGTAGAAGGTGTACCACTTGCCGTCAATGTTGGTCACGCCGTCACGCATGGAGTACTGATAGTGTGTTCCCCCTGTGGCTTGTGGGCCTTCAAAGACAATGTCAGCATTGTGTTGATCTAACACTTCCTCTGTGATTGGCAGTGAACAGACAACTCGATTGAATTCCTGTGAGGTCATCAATTGACCAGTGTTGCGCATACGAATTTCCATGATTTGCTCCTTTAAGCGATTGCGAGAAAAAGATAAGTGCCACCGTTTGCATTTAGTCCTGCGGGTGCGGCGGCTGTAACTTTGAATCCTGTGCTGTCGGTGTCCACATAGTTTGTTGATGTGACTTCAGCCGCCGTGCTGTTTAAAAACAAATACGGGTCATTTCCTGAAGTAATCCCACGTGCAGAGTCGTATGTCCACCAATCCCCTGTGCTGTCGGTGCGCTTTATAAGCACAAACCTCGCCCCTGATGTAAATCCACAATTTACAGTTTGAAGTGCACCTGTGCCTGTGTATGAGCCTACTTTAGAGACACCAGCGCAAGTTGCAAATAGGTAGGCTACATATGTAGTTCCTGACGCCGAATAGTACGACGCAACAGGAATAGTTGTACTTGTTGGAGCAGAAGTAAAAGATGTTAAATCGGATGTAGACGACTGAGTACCATTTAAAACAAAGTAATTTTGATACCAATTAGAATTTGGTGAAGTCACAGGTTTTGCATATGTCCACCAATTTTGAACCGCATTTCTAGTTTTAAAAATCATTAACTCAGGGGCGACACCAAGATTATGGTTTATTGTAAAAGGATAGCTTCCCGTCCCTGTATAGCAAACCACATCAAAAAACGATGGGGCTCTGGCAAAGAACTCCCCAATTTCAGGATTTGAACTTCTGTTATATCCATAGTTGCTACTGTCTGTACCCAAAGAGATTCCGTTCATATTAAATGAAGTAACGCCTTGAGTTATTCCAGTTGCTTCATCATTTGTATTGAATGCAAACAATACATTAGAAGAACCCCTAAGCTTATCATTTACAACAAAACTATAACCTGTTGCAGCAGACCGATCTCTTATAAGAGTTAAGTCTGGAGAAAAATTAGCTCCTGTAATGCTTCTTGCCGTATCATTGCCAGTCCATGTATTAGGACTAAACACACTCGTACCCGTAGTAGGCACAGCCATCGGGCCACGGCGTATGGCTATGTAGATGAATTCTCCACTTGTAAATCCATTGCTTATAAATCCTGTTGCAGTAGCGTGTACCCCGTATATTGAAGAACTTTCCGCATTACTTAGGTTTGCATTAAGTACCCTAGATGCAGAACCAGAAACAGGCATAGCCCTCATATTGTCTGTAATTGCCCAACTAGAACCAGTTGCATCAGTAGATTTAATCATTACCCATTGGGGCTCATACCCAAGCGTAACAGCAGTATCTCCACTACCTTGAGTATAAGACCCACAGCTAATCACATTGTCCGTACCCGTCAGGCCAAAGCCACCTGCGTTGGATGCAAAAAGGTAGGCAACGTAAGTTGTAAATGGTGCTATTACTTGATTTGTAATATCAAAACTAGTTGACGTAATATTGTTTATCCAAATACCACCAGCATTTGTAGATGAATTTGTATTATTTAAATTCAAATAGTTATATCTTGGGCCGTTGCCATTTGGAGTATTTAAACTTGTATGATAAACATACCAACTATCAGTAGTTGCGGTACTTTTAATAATTATGCAAGCTGGTACTGAACCAAGATTATGATTAACAGTTACACCACCATTTTGCGTAAAAGTCACAACATCGAAAAACTTAGGCTGCTTGCGGAATGTCCATGAGGCAAATAAATCTCCATTAATATTCGTGTAGCCACCAGTTGCAGATACAGAAAACCCATCACTATTAAATGCTGTAAGGCTTGCAGTTGTTGTATCTTGTGCAGATGTAACATCAGAGTATAAAACCTTATTTACTCCTCTAACTGTGTCGTACAACGTATGATTAGTTAATCGACTTCTGTCCTTCATCCATACCATTCCACCTTTACCAGCTAGATCAATGTTATTAGTAATTGTCTGTGTAGAGCCATTACCCGTATAAAGATAAGTTGAGAACACATCCTCAATGTAGTTAAACGGGCCGCCGAAAGGCCAGATGCCAGCTTGCTGTGCTTGTTCTTGTTGGTCAAGCGTCCAGATACCTGACGCCGACGATGGTGTAGGAGCTACGTAGTTCTTGGTGATAATCCCGCCGGGGTACTTGGTACTCATGTGTTGTCCTTAAGCGATTGCCAAGAAGATGTAAGTGCCGCCAGAGGCGTTGATGCCAGCCGCAGTTGATACAATTTGGAACCCAGTGGTAATGGTGTAAACACTATTTGCATTCACCTCGCCGGTATTGCTGTTTAACAACAATGATGGGTCAGTGCCACTCACCATACCCCTTGCGGTATCCCACACGTACCAGTCACCAGTTGAGTCTGTGCGCTTGACCATAACCCAACGAGCACCACCTGTGAATCCGCAGTTGATTGTTTGTGTTGCTCCTGTGCCTGTGTAACTGCCTACTTTGGAAACACCAGCACAGGTTGCAAATAGGTAGGCAACGTAAGTAGTTCCAGACTCATTAACCAAATAAGACCCATCAACACTAAATACCGTAGAAGTTGGATTTGTAGTATTCCAAATACCTGCTCCTTGAGCATTTGAATTATCATTTAAATAAAGTGCTTGTGCATTACCAAGTGGTGCTACATAAGTCCACCATCCTCTATTTGTTCCACCAGTACTTCTTGTCTTTACTATGTACATTTCAGGCGCAACAGTAAGATTGTGATTGATTGTTCTTGCACTTCCAGTACCCGTATAGCAAACCTCATCGAACACAGATGGATAGCGGCGTAAGAACCAGTAGACATAAGTTCTTCCACTACGGTTTGCTGTAAAGCCAGTCCCTACTGCCATTCCGTCCATAGAGAAACTTGTAATGCTGTTAGCGTCTGTTGATTCAGCCGAAGTTTCATAAGACTTTAGTAGCTGAGTAGTTCCACGCAATCTGTCTGAAAAATCTCCTTTTGGATCTATACGCTGTTCTGAAATAACCAAATCTGGAGGAAATCCAGCCCCGGTTACATTTGCGGCAGAACCAGTCCCAGTTCTTAACACGCCGCTATAAACTTGAGTGCCAGTAGTAGGCAAAGCCATTGGGCCACGGCGTATGGCTATGTAGATGTAGGTGGCTGATGCAGTAAGCCCAGTAATAGCAAATCCTGTGGAAGTTGGAGCTATTGCTCCTCCTGTTCCTTCTGCGCCTGATGTGTTCGGTATTAAATACTGATTAGCCGCAGGCGTTGGCATACCTCTCATAATGTCATTGACATACCAATTTTCAGCAGAGGTGGTATTTTTTATCATCACCCACTGAGGTTCGTATCCAAGACTAACAGTCGCATTACCACTACCATTATTAGTAAACGATCCACAGCTAATCACATTGTCCGCACCCGTCAGGCCAAAGCCCCCTGCGTCATGGGCGAATAGGTAGGCTACGTATGTGCCGCCTGATGCGTTAACATCGGTATAACCGCCAACTGTGAATACCGACGATGTTGGATTTGTGTTGTTCCAAATAACTGTGCCAGTTTGCGTTGCATCAGTTGTATTTAAAAACAAAAAATTACTTGCTGGCGTACCTAGCCCACGATGATAAACAGCCCAAGCATAACCAGCGGTATCAGTGCGTTTAATAATTATGCAACCCGGCACAGAACCAAGATTATGGGAAATATTTTGAGCAGAACCCGTACCCGTATACGTTTGAATGTCGAAGAACTTTGGCTGCTTGCGAAATGTCCATGAGACGTAATTTTCACCTGTATAGTTTGTATTTGTGCCGGAAGTTAGAGCAGTAAACCCAGTAGTTTGAAACGAAATATTAGAACCAGAACCAGTTTGGGCAGCAGTTGAGTTAGTGCTTATCATTTTGCTAGTGCCACCACGAACCGTGTCACTTACACAATTTTCTGTACCCGCAGATGTTCTGTCTTTAATCCAAACCATTCCACCTTGAGTTGCTAAATCAATATTATTTGTAATTACATTTGTTTCTCCGGAAAATGTTCCGTTACCCGTGTACAGCCAAGTAGAGAACACATCCTCGATATAAAAAACAGGTTGACTAGGCCAAACACTACCACCTTGGGCCTGCATCTGTTGTTGTAACGTCCATTCGCCGGGCGCGGTTCCGCTACTCCCACCTGTAGTAGTAGGAGGCGTTGCACTAATTATTGCGCCTTTGTAGCGTCGGCTCATGGGCTACTCCAATTTTATGATATGACTTCGTAACTTATTGTGTAGGTAATTGCGCTGGCTGTACCCGATGTAATAGAGATACTTGTGCCCTCTTGCAAATAAATTGCCGTAGTCTTATCGGTGACAATCAACGAGGCGTTAGTAGGGACAGAAACCGCGCTAACGATTGGGTATGCCGTACCGCCAGCAGGAGCAGAGCCTTGAGCTACAGCACCGTTTGTATAGATAGATACCGTGGCGTTGGCAGCAGCAGAACCACTCACGTTAGCCGCAACAATCTGGTTAATCTTGTAGACCTGACCGCTAGATGCGGCGTTAGCCAAAAGGACAACAGCAGTAGTGCCGCCCGGGGTGTAATACGTGGTTGTGCCGGAAGCTGTGGTCGCGGCTAGAAGGTTCGGATTTGCCATGATAGCTCCTTAAATGCTAAAAATAAAGTTAATCATTGTTGCTTTGGCCTGAGTTACGCCAGAAGCTGCGGGTGCTTGAAATGTCGGGGCTGATCCTGAGTTAGCAGTCAAAACATAACCAGCCGTGCCAGCCGCAGTTGTTGCCAATGTGGATGTGGTAGAGGCATACGTCACACCATACTGTGTAAACGCGCTAGACTGGCCTGTACCACCTTGGTCATAAGCCAATGTTCCAGTAGATACCAAGTTCTTGCTTGCATCGGTAAAGACGGGCTTGCTGGCTGTAAGACCTGAATCAAGAATGTTTCCAACAGTCAACTTAGTGCCGTCAAACGTCATGTTTGCGGAACCGGCGAATACACCGCTGCTGTTGTACTGAACTTGAGTTGTAGAGCCGCCAGCCGTGCCGCCGCCTACGTTTACAAAGTTAGTACCATCCCAAGCAACGATTGCTCGTGTACCAGCCGTAACAGTTACGCCAGAGCCTGTAGCCGCTTTAATAAGGATTGACTGGGTGCTGCTGGTGTTGTTAATCACCA